GTGTAATTTTTAATCTCTCTATCCCAATTTATTTTAAGAGACGCGGGACAAACAATTAAAACTTTCTTTGCACCACTTTCCATTGACGCAATAACTGCTGCTGTCGTTTTTCCAAGACCCATATCGTCAGCCAATATAAACTTATTGTTTGCTAATAATTTTTCAATGGCTACCTTTTGGTGTTCCATAGGAGGACGATTATCATATGGACTATAATCAATAATACGATTTAACTTTTTCTCGTCTTGTAAAACGGCAGATTTGGGTAACCACATTGCGTAGTTTTGTTCCTTGTCAGTAATTTTACCCCAAATGTGAAATGCTTTATCAGATTCACATAATAATTTTTCACACCAAATTTGGTTTGGTGGTAAAGTTAATAATTTTTCTTCTTGGATTTTTTCACCAAACGTATTAACAATATTAATATATTTTCTTGCAACTTTAGGAACGGTGTCTTTATATTTTATTACATACTCAGCCTGTGGACGAGTTAATTTAAAACTTTTAACTTCCACAAATTTACGTTTGTAATCTAATAAGACATTATTAGAACCATCATATTCGTTCAAAATTTCCCTAGCTTCTATCTCAGGTATTTTCTTTTCCATCTATTATATATAATATAACTAAATAGAATGGAAGATTAAACTATTTATAAGGATATGAACAATAAACTTCCAATTACAAGAGTATCTAAATTCTTTGGTCAAGACGATTTTGATTTACATATTCAGATGGGTGAAGAGTATCTTCATGGTGATTTGAACATGAAATTAGTATTATATCGTGTAGACAGATCTAAAACAGAAATTGATGATGTTTATGCTGAAGTTGGTACTGATGAAATTAAATATTTTCCACCAATAGAGTTTAACGGATTGGTTAAAATTGAGGAACCAAAAAATAGTTCTTATAAAAATGGTCTTTTACATTATAACGAACCGGGTAATATGATTATTTCAGTTTATATGAAACATTTAGAAGAATTAGGGGTTGACATAAGATATGGTGATTTTATTGGATATCCAGAATCTGAAACAAGAACAAGATATTATACGGTTACTAACGATGGAAAAGTAGTTTCAGATAATAAACACAATATGTTTGGTTATAAGCCATATTATAGAAATATAACATGCTCACCAACACAAGACAATACATTTAGAGGAGTTTAATATGGGAATACCTAAAAAAAGAAAAAATAACATTCAGATTTATAAACAAACTGATGGAACCGCAAGAAGACAAGAATTATTAGATTTAATTACTAAATCTGACACTTATCTTCCTGATAGTATATTACATGACGATTTGGATAGAGGATTTTTAAATTATGTTAAGGATACGTTTAAAGTTGTTTCTGATGGAACCCAAATCCCTATTGTAGATAAAATATTAACAATTCAAAGATGGGGTGAGTTCACACAAAACTGGTCTTTTAGTGATGAAGATAATAATATGAAATTACCTTTTATTGCTACAATTAGAAAACCCGACGTTCAATTTGGTACAAACCCATCAGTTCAAAGAACAATTCCCGATAGATATCAAATTTATTATGCGGCTGTTCCAAATTGGAATGGTACTACTATGGGAGCCGATGTGTACACAATTCCACAACCAATACCAGTAGATGTTACATTTGATGTAACAATTGTATGTGGTAAATTTAGAGATTTAAATAAATTTAATAAAATAGTTTTGAAAAATTTTGCTTCAAGACAAGATTATACAACAATAAAAGGTCATTATATTCCAATCGTATTGGATAAAATTGAAGACAATAGTCCAATTGAAACAATTGACGGACGTAGATTTTATGTTCAAAATTATCAGTTCACTATGCTTGGATATTTAATAGATAGTGATGAATTTGAGGTTAAACCCGCAATTAATAGATTATTTACCATGTTTGAATTTGTAAACCAAAACGCAGTATCAAAGAAATTTATAAGTAAGACAGTTGATATTGTCACAAGTAACCAATCGGCCATCGGTGGTCAAACGGTTTTTAACGTAGGAGAACCAATCGGAACTCTTTTTACCGTAGCCATAAACGGTATTATTCAAACCAAAGACGTTCATTATTATCATATTGCTTTTACTCCAAGAGTAACTCTTGCCGAACCTGTTCCAGATTTTAGTATTATAACTATCATCTACTATAAAGGTAAAAATAGTATTATACTTGACAATTTTGGTAAACTATTAAAAGTTAATACTGAAATTTTTACATACTCAGATTATGTAAATTTCTTTTTAAAATATGACATTAAGAGTATTGTTACTTTAGATGTAAATGGTATGGTACAAACTGAAGGTGAGTCATTTGAAATTACAGGTAAAAAAGATATTACATTATTAGGAACACCTTATGTTGGTTCTACTATTGGTATTACTTACGTTTATTAATCATCTCCGTAAATGTCTTTCTTTTTGGGTTTTGTAAGTTCTTCTATATGTTTTTCTAAAACTTTATATATTTTTAAACCGTTTTTATCACAATAATTTTTTAACATTTCATGATGTTTATTACTTATTTTAACGTTTTTTTGTGTGTTTTCCATATAAAAGATATTAAAAGATAAATAACTATCTTTTTTAAAAAAGTTGGGAAATCTTTGATAAAAACAAAGATATTTATAAGATAAGTAATAAAACAATTTAACCAAACAATTTAAATGGCAAGTAATAACAGAGTTTTCGTATCTCCCGGTGTTTACACTTCAGAGGTAGATTTAACATTCGTAGCACAAAGTGTAGGTGTAACTACATTAGGTTTAGTGGGTGAGACTTTACAAGGTCCCGCTTTTGAACCAATTTTAATTTCAGATTTTGACAACTTTAAGTCATACTTTGGGTCAACATCACCTGAAAAGGACGGTGTAGGTAATCCAAAATATGAATTAGGATACGTTGCAAAATCTTATTTACAAGAATCTAATCAACTTTTTGTAACGAGAGTTTTAGGTTTAACAGGATATGACCCAAATAAAACATTTGGTATTGTATCTCAAGGTGGTATTATTGTACCTAATTTAGAAGAATTTATTACCGGTACATATACAGGTAATACGGCTTCAGACCATATGTTTGACCCAAATGACCCAACTAATTCAGAACTTTATATGGATTTATCTGGCGTTACATCTTTTAATGGTACACCAATCTTAGATTATATTAGTGAAACATATAGTAGTTTATCAAATTCTGATATTGGAAAATGGTTTCAAATTGGGTTAGTACCACAAGGTAGTAACTATAGTCAATTTTTACTATTAAATCGTAATAAAGAACAAGTTTCTCCTTTAACGGGAAAGATTTATAGTGAAAATGAAAACAGACAAGAATGGTATAATACATGTTTTAGAGAAAGTGTACCAGGTGATGAAACAACAATTTTTGATGTTGCAAGTTATACATTCACAGTACCAACTACAGGTATAACTGACGGATTTCAAGTTGTAAGATATGAGTTTCCAGCATCTATGGATAGTGATTATGATAATGTAGTTGTTGCCGGTTTAAGATCAAGAGGACATTATAGTCAACAAACTTTAAATTTAGAAGTAACTAATAGTTCAAAAATTACTTTAACAGATACTGGTGGGATACAATTTAATCCTTTAGCTGAATTCCAAATTGACGTTACGGGTGTTACAGGTGGACATAAAACATTCACCGTATCTTTAGACCAAACATCATCAAAATATATAACTAAAGCATTAGGTACTGATGTTTATGACCAATCATACAGTAATCATCCTGTTTATGTACATGAAGTGTACCCTAACTGGTTAAAGAACGCATTTGAACAAGGTAAAATTAGAGGTTTACAACTTTCATTTGAAGTTGATGACGCATCTACAGATTTTATTAAAGAGTTTGATACTCCTATGAGTAATACTGTAGTTTCTGAAGTTCGTGGTGGTAAAGTTGATGATTTATTTAATGTTATTACAATTTCAGATGGTGAATCTGCAAACAAACAAATAAAAATTACAATTCAAAATATTAACTTAGACTCAGGTGAATTTGATTTATTAGTACGTGATTTTAATGATAGCGATGATAATGTTGTTTCATTAGAAAAATATTCAAGATGTTCTATGAATCCCGATGTTGCTGGTTATATCGCCAAAAAAGTTGGAACAGCCGACGGCGAATATACATTAAATTCAAAATATATTATGTTAACCATGGCAGAAAACGCACCAACAGATGCAGTTCCTGCTGGTTTTAAAGGATTTACAAGTAAAAATTCATTTGGTTCAGATAGTAAATTAGGAGCGGTAACTTATAAAACCAATTATTTTGATGCGGGAGAAACGATGTATTACAAACCAGACGGAACTCCTGTTTTATCAAGTGGTGATAAATACAAAAAAGTTTCTTTAGGTTTATCAAGTCAATTGGCTTTCACTTATGATAGTGATTTATTGAAATTTAAAGGATTAAGTGCGGCTGGAACAACTAAGGGTTTCCATCTTTCAACAAACGCATCAAGTATTACAGGTACAACCTATATTACAACAGGTTATGATTTAGAAGGTCAAAGTGACCCAACTAATAATAAACTAACAAACATTAACTATCGTAAGTTTACGTTTGCACTATTTGGTGGTTTTGATGGTTGGGATATCTACAGAAATGTAAGAACTAATACAGACCAATATATTTTCAACACACACACATATATTTCAGGTAATACAAATAACAATGGTATTTTTAGTACGGCTAAAGGAAATTCAGACTATTATGCGTACTTACGAGGTATTGAGACATACGCAAACCCTGAGGCGGTAGATATTAACGTATTTGCGACACCAGGTATTGATTTCTTAAATAACAGTTCATTAGTTACACAAGCTATTGACATGATTGAAAACGATAGAGCGGATTCAATTTATATCATTGGTGCACCTAATGAAACTGATGCTACAATAATTGTTGATGATTTAGATTCAGTAGCAATTGATTCTAACTATTCGGCAACATATTGGCCTTGGATTCAAATAAGAGATACAGATAACGCAACTCAATTGTATATCCCACCAACAGGTGAGGTTGTTAAGAACATTGCATTAACTGACAACGTTTCTTATCCTTGGTTCGCAGTTGCGGGTTATTCAAGAGGTTTGGTAAGTGCTATCAAAGCTCAAAAGAAATTAACTTTAGACGAAAGAGACACATTATATAAAAATAGAATTAACCCAATTGCAACTTTTTCTGATACGGGAACTATTATTTGGGGTAACAAAACTTTACAAGTTAGAGAATCTGCATTAGATAGAATCAACGTAAGAAGATTATTGTTAAGAGCTAGAAAATTAATTTCGGCAGTTGCAGTACGTTTGTTGTTTGAACAAAACGACGACCAAGTAAGACAAGAATTCTTAAGATTGGTTAATCCTATCTTAGAAGCAATCAAAAAAGAAAGAGGTTTATATGACTTCCGTGTAACTGTATCAAGTGCACCTGAAGATATTGACGCAAACACACTTAGAGGTAAAATCTACGTGAAACCAACTCGTTCCTTAGAATTCATTGATTTAGAGTTCGTTATTACTCCAACAGGGGCTTCATTTGAAAATATCTAATCTAAAAGAAGATATAAAAAAGGAAAAGGAGGGTAGAAATACCTTCCTTTTTTTATGGAACGTTCCATGTGGAACTATTATTAAAAATAAATGTAATGTATAATTCCCAGTATACTAGTATATTATAGAACTAGATATTAAAGTATTTATATTATATATTATTTAAAAGTGGTAAACTGGAACTGGTTATACTGGGTGACTGTAAAAAACTACGAAAAATATTTGACAAAATCAAGTTTTTCAGATAATATTTTAAAAAAAAATTATTTTCTAATACTGATATATTTATAAGAAAGTAAATAATACTAAAAAACTTAACTAATACAACATGGCAGATTTATTAATGAAAATGCCGGTTCCTTACGAACCGAAAAGAGTCAACCGATTTATACTAAGATTCCCTTCATCTTTGGGTATCAACGAATGGTATGTACAATCGGCGGCAAGACCAAAAGCTAAAATCAACGTTACTCCAATTCCGTTTTTGAATACTTCAACTTATGTTGCTGGTAGATTTGAATGGGAAACTATGAACGTAACATTCAGAGATCCAATTGGTCCATCT